GGCAACGATTGATGGGACTCAAACTGTAGAGAATGGAGTTCTTGCAGGACCTATTACTTTACCTGGTACAGTTATTATAACAGGAACGGTGGTAATAGTTTAATGAGTAAATTAGAAGTCAATACAGTTGCACCACAATGCGGAACAACTTTAACTCTTGGTGAATCAGGAGATACAGTAACTTTAGGAACTGGAGCTAGTCAGTCTGGTTTTGGTCGTACTGGTACAGTAGATTGGGTTACAACTGTTCAAACATCAACAATAACTGCTGAAACCGGTAAAGGTTACTTTGTAAATACAACAGCCGGAACTATAACTGCAAACTTACCAGCAGGAGCTGCTGGATCAATAGTTTCCTTTGCAGATTATGCAGCAACTTGGGATGATAATAATTTTACTATTTCACCAAATGGTTCAGAAAAAATTGGTGGGGTAAACGGTGATGTAACTTTAAGTACAGAAGGTCAATCAGTAACTCTTGTTTATATAGATTCAACACAAGGTTGGATTAATACTATGGATTCAACTTCTAATGTTAGAGCTAACAATTACATAGTAGCAACAGGCGGAACTATAACAACTTCAGGAAATGACAAAATTCATACTTTTACAGGACCAGGTACTTTTACAGTTTGTTCTATAGCAAGTTGCTGCGCTGCAGTTAACAACTTAGTAAGTTATGTGGTTGTTGCTGGTGGTGGTTCATCAGGAAAGGGTGCTGGTTCATCAGGTGGTGGAGGCGGTGCAGGTGGATATAGAGAAGTAGTAAGTCCAGGTTCACCTTATACAGGATCTCCATTAAATGGTTATCCAACTCCAGGTAATAGAATTACAGTAACAGCAACATCTTATCCAATTACCGTAGGAGGAGGGGCTGCAGATGGAACAGCTAATGGTTCTAGTTCAGTTTTTTCAACAATAACATCCACAGGCGGTGGTTTAGGTGCTAGTGCAGTACCTACTAATAGAGCTGCTGCTACTGGTGGTTCTGGTGGTGGAGGAGATGGAGAAACTAATCCAACAGGAGGCGCTGGAAATACACCTTCTGTAACTCCAGCTCAAGGTAATGCTGGAGGCGATGGCGTAACTGGTGCAGGGGCAAGAGCTGGTGGTGGCGGTGGAGGAGCAGGTGCAGCAGGCACAGATGCAACATCTCCACAAAATGCTGGTCCTGGAGGAAATGGAGTTACATCAGAAATAACAGGTTCTCCTGTCGCTAGAGCAGGAGGTGGAGGTGGACAAAAACAATCATCACCTTACGCATCATCTTCAACTGGTGGTTCAGGAGGTGGAGGAGCTGGAGTCACTTGTGGAACTGCTGGAAGTGACAATACAGGAGGGGGTGCTGGAGCATCTGCTAATACTCCCGCAACTGCAGCTACTGGGGGTTCAGGAGTAGTAATAATAAGGTATAGATATCAATAAGGAATATGGTAATATAGAATTATGGCATCAACAATAAAAGTAGACAACGTACAAAATCAACCAGGCACTAATATCATTGATAAGTGCGGAACAACAATTACTATTGGAGCTAGTGGGGACACAGTTAATCTTGCGTCAGGTGCAAGTCAATCAGGATTTGGAAGAACAGGTACTGTTGATTGGGACACATCTTCAATCAAAACAGCAACCTTTACAGCAGTTTCAGGAAAAGGTTATTTTTGTAATACATCTGGAGGTGCTTTTGAAGTAGATTTACCAGCAGGTGCGGCTGGTTCTATTGTATCAGTTCAAGATTATACTAATAATTTTGGAGATAATAAATTAACAGTCGACCCTAATGGTTCAGAAAAAATTAATGGCGGACAAGCTGGAGAACCTGTATTTTTACAGACTGCCGGTGAAGGAGTAACTTTTGTTTATGTTAATTCTACTGTAGGTTGGAGATCAGTTCAAGATAACCAGTTTGCAGATAAAGGGTCAGCCTACATTATTGCATGTGGTGGAACAGAAAGTACATGTGGTGATTACAAAATTCATAAATTTACAGGCCCGGGAACTTTTACAGTAACTACTGCTGCATCATGTGCTACAGATAATGTAGTAGATTATTTAGTAGTTGGAGCTGGAGCAGGAGGCGGTAACTGTCGTGGTGGTGGCGGTGGAGCAGGAGGAACAAGATATTTTGCTAATCCAACATCTAGTCCTCAATCAGCTTCTCCTGCCATACCTTTAAATGGTTATGGTTCTCCAACTCCAAGCGGAACTGCTATTACAGTTTCAGCTCAAGCTTATCCCATTACAGTCGGTGGTGGCGGTGGTGGAGCAACAAATCCTACATCAGTAGGAACTGCTGGAAACACTGCAATTTTTTCAACCGTAACATCTGCCGGAGGCGGTGGAGGTTCATCTGATACTTATGGTGCATCTAACCCAGCATCCACTGGTGGTTCAGGTGGTGGTGGTGCTAATGGTGGTAATGGTGGTTCAGGAAATACTCCTCCAGTAGCTCCCGCACAAGGAACTGATGGAGGCGACGCTCCTGGAGGTTCAGGTGCTGGCGGCGGTGGAGGTTCAAAAGTTGCAGGTACTGATGCCCCATCTCCAACAGTAGCAGGAACAGGTGGAGATGGTATGGGTTTTGGTCCAACAGCAATTTGGGGAGCAATAGGAGTTCCATGTGGTGCATTTAGATATATCGGCGGCGGTGGTGGCGGTGGCGGAGGACCTCAATCTCCATGTGCATCATCAGCTGCAGGAAAAGGCGGTGGAGGTGCAGGAAAAGGTAGCCCTATGAGTGCTGGTAGTAATGGAACAGATAATACCGGTGGTGGCGGCGGTGGCGGTGCTGATTCTAACCAAAACGGTGGAACTGGAGGATCAGGAATAGTTATTATTAAATATAAATATCAATAATTATGAGTGAAGTAAAAGTAAATAAAATTAGTCCAAGAACAAATTGTGGTACTGTTACATTAGGAGATAGTGGCGATTCTTTTGTTATTCCTTCTGGTGCAACAATAACAAACAATGGAACGCAGACAGGTTTTGGTAGAACAGGGACTGTTGATTGGGATACATCCTCAATTAAAACCGCAACTTTTAGTGCAGTATCAGGAACAGGTTATTTTTGTAATACAACTGGTGGATCATTTACCGTAAATTTACCAGCAGGATCAGCAGGATCAATTGTATCCATCGCTGATTATACTGGAACTTTTCAAACAAATTCTTTAACAGTTTCAGCAAATGGTTCTGAAAAAATTGGTGGTAATACAATTGATGTATTTTTAAATTCAGAGGGACAATCAGTTACTTTAGTTTATGTTGATGCAACAGAAGGTTGGGTAACAGTTAGTGATTCAACTGAAAATGTAACAGGATCTGCATTTTTACAGGCTTCAGGAGGGTGTGTTACAACTTGTGGTAATTTTAAAATTCATACATTTAACGGTCCAGGAACTTTTAGTGTTTCTAAAGTTTCTTGCACCGCAGCAGAAAATACCGTTGGTTATATGGTAGTTGCTGGTGGCGGTGGCGGCGGTGGAACTCTTGGCGGAGGTGGTGGAGCTGGAGGTTTTAGAGAAGGAAGAAATGTTCCAATAGATAATTTTACAGCATCGCCTTTAGTAGCGAATGCACCAACAAATGCAATAACAGTAACAGCAACATCTTATCCAATAACAGTTGGAGGAGGAGGTGCAGGATGGCCTCCTGGCCCTACTAGTGCTCCTGGAACACAAGGTTCAACTTCAACATTTTCAACGATTTCTTCTGCTGGTGGTGGCGGCGGTGGCGGAGGTCCAGGAACTTCTGGTGGTGATGGTGGTTCAGGTGGTGGAGGTCCAGGATATGGAGCTGGTTCTCCTAGTGCAGGATGTGGTAATACACCCTCAACTACACCTGCCCAAGGACAAGATGGTGGAAATAATCCAACCTCTCCCGGAACTCCTTATGGAGCTGGCGGTGGTGGAGGAGCTGGAGCAGTGGGGGCTAATATTCCAGGAGGTGGTAATGTTGGTGGAGCTGGAGGTAATGGTGTAGCAACTTCAATAACAGGTTCTTCAGTAACAAGAGCAGGTGGTGGAGGAGGTTCTACTTATGGAGTTACAAGTCCAGGTGGCGGTGCTGGTGGATCAGGGGGTGGCGGAGCTGCTAAAAATCCAGGTTGTGGTGCTCCTGTTGTAGCTTGTGGAACTGATAATACTGGTGGTGGTGGAGGTGGTACAGGCGAAATACCAGCTACTATAAGTGGAGGAACTGGTGGTAGCGGAATCGTAGTAATAAGATATAAATATCAATAGTTGAATGGTAATTAAAATTAATATATAAGGAGAAACATTATGGCACATTTTGCAAAACTAGGAGCTAACGGAAAAGTTATTCAAGTACTAACTTTGAATAATTCTGATATGCTTAACGCTGATGGTGTTGAAGATGAAACAGTAGGTCAACAATATTTAGAATTACACAACAACTGGCCTGCAGCAATGTGGATTCAAACTTCTTACAACACAATTGGCAACCAACATAAACTTGGTGGAACACCTTTAAGAGGTAATTACGCAGGTATAGGTATGACTTGGGATGAAGATAACCAAATCTTTTGGCCTAAATCACCTTTTCCTTCTTGGGTAAAAGATACTTCTGATGCTCAATGGCACTCACCAATCGGTGATGCGCCTGCATTAACAGCAGAGCAACAATCACAAAATGACGCTGATACGCATAAATGGGTATATAATTGGAATGAATCAGGTCAGTCGTGGGACTTGACAGATTTAAGAGCATAAATTAAAAAGGTATGTGGTATGCAAAAGAAAGTATTATCTGAAATAGATTTACATTATGGCACGATTGATATGCCTAAAGGTTTCGAAATAGATCGAGACAAACTTCAATCCGATATTTTAAAATCACGAATTAAAAATTCTCAATTTCCATTTTCAAAAACTTGGGATATATTGAATACTTATATACGAGAGCATATAAATGTAGAACACGGTTTTACTTTAATAAATAAAGAAACGTGGGGGAATGTGTATAAGCCCCAAGAAACAACAATTCCCTTATTAAATATAGATCCTGTAGATTTGCGAAACTCTCCTGATTATACATTTTTGTATGGAGTCAATGTTGAAGATTGTAGTGTTAGAATACACTATGATAAAAATCGAAGAGCAGGAAGAAGTTGGGACATACCATTAAAAGATAATAGCTTTCTACTGTTTCCATCTACTCAGATGTATTACATAACAAACAGTCAGAAAGATTCTTTAAATTTTATTTTAACTACTACTTATGAATATATATAAAAACTTCTTAAAGAAAGAAGATTTTAAAAATCTTGAATCAGCAGTAATGAGTGATTTTTTCCCCTGGTATTTTAATAATGGTATAAAAAAAATTGGGGATAAATATTTTCAATTTACTTTTACTTTTATAATAAATGGTAAACCGTGGTGCAATGAAGAGGGTCTTCGTATATTAGAGCCAATCTTAAAAAAATTAAAATATAAAAAAATGAATAGAATTAAAGCTAATTTAACAACACGAACACCGAATATTCAAGAACACGGAATGCATACTGATGATGTACAACCTAATGGGACTACAGGTATTTTTTATTTAAATACGTGCGATGCTTATACCAAATTTAAAAACGGGGTAAAAGTTAAGAATGAAAAAAATAAATATGTAGAATTTGATTCAAGTTTAAAACACGCTGGTACTTCATGTACCAATAAAAAAAGGAAAGTTGTCATTAACTTTAATTACGAATGAATTTAGCCCACTACTATTGGTATTTTAAATCTGCATTAACTCCTCGATTCTGCGATGAAGTTATTAAATATGCTAATGAACAAAAGGAAGTTATGGCAAGAACCGGTGGCTATAATGACAAAAAATTAAATAAACAAGAAGTATTAGATTTAAAAAGAAAAAGAAATTCTGATTTAGTATGGTTAAGTGAGACGTGGATCTATAAAGAATTACATCCTTATGTTCATATGGCCAATAAAAATGCTGGATGGAATTTTGAATGGGATAGATCAGAGTCTTGTCAGTTCACCAAGTATAAATTAAATCAATATTACGATTGGCATTGTGATCCGTGGGAGAAACCCTATCAGCACAAAAACCCTAATGACCCTACTAATGGAAAAATTAGAAAACTTTCTATGACGTGTCAGTTAACCGATGGTTCGGAATATACAGGAGGAGAATTAGAATTTGATTTTAGAAACTATGACCCACATATGAGAGATGAGAGTAAACATGTAAGAAGCGTACCTGAAATATTACCTAAGGGCTCTATCGTAGTATTTCCTTCCCACTTATGGCATCGAGTTAAACCCGTAACAAGAGGAACTAGATATTCACTTGTCGTATGGCATTTAGGGTATCCATTTAAATAAGATGATAAAATATAAAAAAATATCTGAAGAAATTATTTACACTAAACTTCCCAAAGAAATAGTTAAAGAGCTTAACCATTGGAAAAAAGAATGTGATAAAATTAAAAAACACCCTCTTTCTAAATTGAAGTTACATGAAAACACTGGTGCTAAAACAAATAATTATCAAGTGTCAATTCCAGGTATCCTTATAGAAAATTCTTATTGGTTAGCGTTTGTTCTGAGGTTGTGTGGTATTCTATTAAATGAAGAACACAGAAAATTTTTTATAAGAAAATGGGAAGGTCATTTTGATAGTTACGATGTGTGGATAAATTATTCCTATAAAGGTAATAGTAATTCAGTTCATAATCATGCAGGGTTTTTGTCAGGAGTAATTTATTTAAATAATAAAAATGATGCCACTCATTTTGTAAATGACAATATAAGTTTTATAGGTAAAAAAGGGGATATGATACTTTTTCCCTCTGGTTTAAAACATAAAGTTGATCAACAAAAAAAAGAATATGAAAGAACAACTTTTGCTTTTAACATTAACAAAAGAGAAAAAGCATTATAAATGAAAATTAATAAAGTAATTAAAGATAAAGTAAAAGTAGATTATTTATTACTAAAAGGAACATTAGATATTGACTCCAATTATTTTATAAAAAAAATTGATGAAGGAATTAAAAAAAACAATAATAGAAATTTTCAAACAAATGTAAAAGGTTATATGACTTCGTGGGATTACTTCATTAAAGACGCTAATTTTATAAAAATTCTTTTACCTTTATTTGATTATTTAGATGGCTTAGAAAATATTAAACCCTACTGTTTGGAAGGGGCATGGGGATTAAAAGAAGGTTTTGGTAATTATACTGAAGTTCATGATCATGCACCTAATTATTTTTCTGGAATTATATATTTAAATGATCATAGTCAGACATTATTATTCCCTGAACTTAACGAAGAATTTAAACCTAGACTAAATTCCTTTATTATTTTTTCTAGTTTTTTAAGTCATAAAACAATTAGAAATATAACTAATGTATATAAATATGCTATTTCATTTAATTTAAACCATTCAACTTTTAAGAAAGGAAACTAATGTATATTAATAATTATTTTTGGACATCAATCTGGAGTGAACACAAACCAGAGTTTGTAAAATCTTTAAACAAAGCTTCTAATAAATATATTAAAGAAGCAAAAAATAGAGAAAAAAAATATATAAAAGAGTATGGGGACTTTGGAAGATCCTATCATTCAACCCCATTAACACACGACAATAACTTTTTAGATTTTAGAAATTACATTGGTCAAAAGTCTTGGGAATATTTAGATCATCAAGGTTATGATATGTCACAATACACAACCATGTTTAGTGAACTATGGGTTCAAGAGTTTGCTAAAAAAGGCGGTGGACATCATTCTGCACACATTCATTGGAATCAACATGTGTCAGGTTTTTATTTTTTAAAATGCAGTGATAAAACATCTTTTCCTATTTTTCATGAACCTAGAACTGGTGCAAGAACAACTAAATTACATATGAAACCAAACATTAAAGGTGTTTGGAGTGGCACGGAGCTTATTCATTTTAAACCTAAACCAGGCACCTTAATTATATTTCCAGGTTATTTAGAACACGAATACGTAGTGGATCACGGCATAGAACCATTTAGATTTATTCATTGGAATATACAAGCGGTGCCAAAAGGAATGGCTAAAGATGTTTAAAAAGAAAAAATACACAGTTATCCGTCAAGCAATATCCAAAGACTTAGCATCTTTTGTTGCAAATTATTTTTCTATGCAAAAACAAGTTTTAGATACTTGTAGAGAACATAAATACTTTTCACCATTTGAAACTATACTAGGGACTTATGATGATGACCAAATACCTAATACTTATTCTCATTATGCAGATATTGCTATGGAAACTTTGATGTTAAAATGTCAACCGGTTATGGAGAAAGCAACGGGATTAAAATTATATCCTGCATATACCTATGCAAGAATATATAAAAAAGGAGATATTCTTAAAAGACACAAAGATAGATTTAGTTGTGAGATATCTACCACTATGAATCTTGGTGGTGATGATTGGCCTATATATTTAGAACCTGATCCTACAAAAGGCGGAGAAAAACCAGGTGTTGGCTATGTATCAGAAAACACAAAAGGGATTAAAGTAGATTTAAAACCAGGAGATATGCTGGTTTATTCTGGCTGTGAGCTAGAACATTGGAGAGAAAAATTCAAAGGCAAAGAATGCGTACAAGTTTTTCTGCATTATAACAATCGTAAGACCCCAGGAGCGAAGGATAATATGTTCGACAAACGTCCACATTTAGG